GGTACACCTGCATCAACAAGTGCTTTAGCTTGACGACCTGCGTCAGTATCTAGTAGCCTGATTTTACCTCTTACTTGTTTAGACTCATTATCATAGTAAAGTTCTTCGATAATGTGTGAAACATTCTTAAGAGAAACGTCAAATTTAGCCGGGTGATCTAATTCACCTAAAAGCTTTGATGATTTAATTTTTTCTTGTAGAGCTTCAATCTGAGGTAAGTATTCAGATTCAGTGTAAATACGATTGTTTTTATTCTTTTTATCGATTTCACCAAAAATACCCTCTAGCACGTAATCACCAGACTTTGCGTCAGCAACTAGCGTACTGCTTGATCTCTCAAGAATCAGTAGATTATTATAGTTCATGAATGTTATAATATATTTGTTTATATATCAAGATTAAAAAACAGAAATTTTGTTTTTTTATTAGATATCAGCTAGTGGGTCTTCTTCGCCGCCTTCTTCACCACCTTCAGCTTCTTTTTCTTTTTCTAACTCCTCTTCTTTATTTTCGGCAGAATAGTCGTTCCAGTACTTTTTTAATGTTGATATATCTTCTTCTGAAAAAGCAGTGTCTCCAAATTTATCATACATTTTGTCAACTAATTGCTTTTCATTATCAGATGAAACAACAATACCTAGGATTTCTTCTGAAGAAATTTCAGTACCGTCTGTTGTAATCATATCGTCAACCACAACTTCTGATTCTGGTCCAGCATTAATTGCTTCTTCATTAGCAGCTACAAACTGTTCAAATGTTTTAAGTGTATTCATTATACTTAAGTATTTTTTTACATTCCCATGCCCATGCCCATTGGGTCTTCTGGTTCTTCACCTGCACCCGCTTCTTCTGACCTAGCTTTGTATGCATCATTTGCAGCTTTGTCATCCGGTGTAAGCTTCAAGTATTTATCTACCAAGAAGTCCATATCGAAGAAGTAATCCTCTTCCATTGTTACAGGGTCAGTAATCATTAGGTTGTCGCGCATTTGACCAATAAAGTCTAATCTACGTTCCATGATTTCCATGTGCTTCAATTCAGCAAACATGTTTTCTTCATTAAATCTAAGAGCGATTTGTGTTCTGAACTGTGGGTCATTAGCAAAGTCAGGGTACTTTAAACACATTTGTAAGTACATTGGCTTAACAAGAACTTCTTGGAAAGCAGAACGCAGTCTTCTTACAAACTTAGAGAATTTAATCTCATCTCTAATCATACCGTCAGCAGCAAGATTGAAATCACCACCACCGTCTTCGTACATAAATCTATTGTAAGGAATCTTAGATACATGCTTAAGTTTATCGTTAAAGTACTTAAGTGCTTCTGTATCTGAAAGGTCTGGTCCGTCACCGCCAAGAGTTTCAATCTCTGGAGTTTCACCCTCTTTAGAAGGTAACCAGTATTCTCTTGAGAACTGAAGCATTGGCTTACCGTCCGTTTCAAGTGTACCTGATTCCCAATCAAAGTCTACAACCTCTTTATAGTTGTTCATCAGCTGTGCAAGAGACTGCTTAGCTCTTGTCTTAGACTTACCACCCATTGGGATAACAAACTTCATTCTGAATGAAGCATTCGTAACTGCCCAAATCACACGAGTGTGTTCCATGATTCTCATCAGGTTAAACGACCTAATTAGACGCTCAACATAAGAAACTCTTGAAACTGTAGTAATTGATGAATATGAAATGTAAATGATTTGCGAATCGTAAAGGACTCTTTCTTTCATCGGGTCATCTTTAAACTGTACCCAAACTTTCTTACCGTCCTCTTTATTAAAACCAGGCATTAGAGTAATTGGGTCAATTTCTTTGAAGCCAATAATTTCTGTTTGCTCTTCGTTGTAAATAATCTCAAATGAAAGATAACCGTCAATAAGGAATTTACGGAAGAAGTACCAAGCAGATTGGTCACCGTTAAATCCAAAGTACTGGTAAATGTTTCTGAAAGATCTTTTAAAGTATTTGTCAACCTCGTCTGAAACCTCTAATCCAATAATGTCTGGGTAACAGAAAAAGTTTTTATCGTCATAAACAATAGTTTCGTCACAAAGAATATCTAAGATATCTTCAATTTCATCATGTAATGAAAACTTTCTAAGCTCTTCTCTTTTCCCTTCGTAATCTCTATCAAAAAGTGGGATAGATTTACGCATGTTAGTATCTGTCATAGACAGCGCGGCAAATGCACCATATATGTCGTCATTGTCAATACCCATTGGGTTCATCTGACCGTATCCAAACGCATCTTCAGTTGGACCAATTGCTTGAGACTGACGAAGAACCATATCATCGTAGTACATACCAAACGATGAAAGGCTCTTAAGAGCTGTACTTAAAGTAAACGGTCTCTTACCATATGAAAGAGGACCATTGTTGTTATTTACGAAACCTGCCATTTAATTGCTTTAAATTTCTTTATATATTCTTATTATTATAATACTTTCTGAACATAGCACGAAGCATTCCAGGTGTTACACCTTCAAGTTCTGCAAAATCACAAAGTACTATTTTTGCCCAGTTTTCATAAGACACTACTGCTTGCTTTACTTTTAACGCAGGTTTGTATTGTCTTATGGCAAATCCACAACCGTATTGGTCTAAATAACGCTTAGCACCCTGGTAGCTTAAACTCAATTGACCTTGTGCTTTAGCGTTTTCTTTAGCCCTATTTTCGTTTGTTTTAATCTGGCCATTTAATCTTATATGCAAATCATCTAATAATGTTTCTTTTACATTAATAGGCAATAGATTAAGATTGATTGCAACGTCGTTGCCTTTATAGGGGTCAAGTGCTAGTACCACTGGGTTACGGTCCCACCATTGAAGGTTTTCAGTAATCGGTGTATCGTATCTAAAAACATAAATCTTACCTGGTCTAAATCTTTCACCGTACTTAGCAACTGAATTGTTGTTAAATGACTTTAGCGAAGTCTTATACCAATCTTCAGCAGCTGCCCTAGCATTTGCTTTAGAACCGTGTAACTTTATTTGTGATTGTATGTCTTTTTTAATCTGACCCATTATCCAAGAGATTTTTCTGTCATCACCACAAAACGCCAACCTCTTCCGTTAGCAAATTCTTGTGCTGCATTATATTTATCTCGATTAACAACATACTGCTCTGCTAAAAATTTATAATTTTTTAGAGCTTTCTTACTGTTTGTTGTTGGAGGCTTTGGCTTTTTAATTTGAGATTCTGGTTTAATCTCTACAAGAATGTGCTCTATATTACCGTCATGCTTTTTAATTTTAATATAAAAGTCTGGGTAATATGTACGCTTTTTATTATGTAGCTTTGACCAGTATGGTATTTCAACAGGTTCACTCGACCACATAATAACACCCTCATTGACGTCACACCACATCATAAACTTACGTTCCCAAGAAGACCTATAAATAATAGGCTCAGGTCCAACGTATTTTGTGGGGTTTTTAGGTTTAAAATAACCTTGAGTAAATCCTGATTTATTTGTGGGGCGAACCCTTTTAATTGACATTATATCGAGAACAAACCACCTTCCTCACCTGGTTTTGCACCGGCCCGGTCGATGGACATTGTATCTTTATATTTTTGTGGGTGTATCTTATTCCATCCTTTAGCGTAACCTCTTTTAGCAATTTCCGTAAAGTATGCGAAGGCATTAGGGTACTTTGGATTAAAGTTTCTCCAGTACTTTAAAAGGTCAAGCATGGCAAACTGTAAACAATCTTGGCGGTCGTCATCGTAAACGTATGACATTTTACGAATAGCTCGTTCAGCCAACAACATCAACATTTTCTCCGCGGTTGGAGTCAGTTTATCTTGTTCTTTTGACTTTACGATTTCTGCGTAAAGATCTTTATTGTTTAAATAGTTTTTACTTTTAGCCACAATTGTTAATTATTATTTTAATATCTTTGATTATTATACGATGTAAGTGGATAAGTGTTTCATAGGATACACCAAATAAGAAAGACCCAGTAAGCCCGGGTCTTCTTAAAAGCTTTTCAGCTTTAATAATATTTGAGCAATTTAAATGCCTTCGCCTTCTTCCAGCTCTAATCTCGATTTTGGAACTCTGATCATATCGTCGTCATTCACAAAACAGATTACAAGGTCATCGTTTGCTGATTGAGAATAGCTTAGAGCGTCAATTGACAGCTCCGTGCCCTCTGGCATATCTTCGAATTCTCTTTTCAGAGCACCCGGTACATATCCATTAGACCTGCTAGTGTCCTCTTCGTTAATTGAGAATTGCTCAAATGTCTTAATATAGTTCATTATAGTGTAGCTTTTAGTTCTTTAATCTCTGCTTCAAATCTTGCAATCTCACCCTCGATAAGTGCATCAGCAGCTTTGATTTCTTCGATTGACCTGTCTGCTTCAGCTAGTCTGTTTCTTTGGTCTTTTAAGAAATCAACTAGTTCACCTTTTTTCTTAAGTTCGTCAAGTGCATCAACATATTCTGTTAGTTCACCTTCAACTAAGTCAGCTACAAAGTCAGCAATGTTTACATTAGTCTTCTCTGTAACATATTCCACAGCAGCGTTAGCTGTATTTGCCTTAAAGAAATTGTATAGCTTTGCTGATTCGTTTAATCTTGAAATGTAAACGTTACCACCAACTCTCATTACATCGATTAGGTTGTTGTTTTCATTTACAGTTTTAACAAAATCAAGTTCTACATATTTGTCAATATTTCTTGCTGCGTTTTCAAAAGCTTTTGCAATAGGCTTCTCTTCGTATCTGATTACACCTGCTGCTAAAATAAACTCTGTGAAGTTTTCATCTAACACCTCTGTATTACCCATGTAAAATTTAGACTCTTCAATGTTGTAATACATTTTGTAAATACCCTTGTACCATATAATCGCTTCATTTGTAAACTGGAAGTTTTCAAGCGCCCATGCTAATGATAACATGTCGTTGCTAATTTCCTCGTTTTCTACGATTGTATTTTCAGCAGTATTAACCGTATAAGATTTACCGTGTAAGTAAAACGCAATCTCGTTTTCATTAATAATATTAATAGGAGATAGATTCATAATTTAATACGTTTGTTTTTTTATATATCTTAGTCGACGATGCGTTTTGGATTATCGTCTGATGTTCTATCAAAGTCTGTTTCTGATGTTGATGTAGGCTGTGTATGAATTTCAAACATTCTATTACCAACATGCATTTCAGTACCCCATTCAAATGATGGTAGGAATGAATTGATTTCTAATGGGAACGTTACTTTATAACCCTCATTTGAATCAAATGAAAATTCAACAGGTCTTTCTGTGCCATAATCTTCAGGCATCGCATAATAAGAAGGTAATCTATAAGAACCTTCGTACAGGTCGCCTACTTCAATATTGTATTGATTAGACTTGTACAGTCTCTTGATAATACGTTCTACAATTTTGAAGTTATCAAGCTGTGATGACGTGATAATCTCAACATTAACTGAAATATTGATAGGTATCATTTCAAATTCAGCGTTGTAGCCTTGCATTGCACCGTTATCGTCCATTTTAGTGTACGATCCACGAATGCGCTTATTTACAAGCTTTGATGAATCTATAGACAGACCCTCAAAGTTAACAACACCTCTTGGTACTCTATCGTAATTACCGTCAGCCCTAACTTGTTCAGGTTCACATCTTAAACCGTCTTTAGTTAAGAATAAGAAGTTATCTTTTAAGAAATCTTCGTCACCTGCTATTGCATAATAAAAAGGTACATCTACCTCAACTCGATTATCGTTGTCAAGTTGACGGTAAAAATATACCTTATTATTTAAGTCAGCAAGTAAACCTATGATGATGTGCCTGATTGCACTGTCATCCTTATTAAATTTTACATTATACGTCGCCATAGATAGTATATATCTCTAATCTATGGTCTCAATTTCAAATTTAGAGAATCCATTGTCGCGGTAAATCTGAATCTTTTTATCAAAGATTTCATGTGGTAGTACCGAGTGGTTAATAACAAATGTATTGATTTTATTCTCTTTAATTACTTGAGCTAAAATCTTAAGTATGTTGTACACACCATCTGAATCTACTGACGAAAGCAATTCATCCAAGAACAGTAGGTTTAACTGCGGGAATCTTAGTTTAAGAATCTTAATGATTGCAATAATGATAATAAAATCAGCAGCTTTACGCTCACCTGTTGAAAGTGTCATTGGATTGATCTCTTCACCTAAGTGGTTGATAATACAATTAAACTTATCGTCAAATCGGATATGGAACGGTAAGTGCATTGTATTAATCATCGCAGCAATGTTAGCATTCAACCCTGGTAAGATTGTTTTAACTGCCATGTTCTTAATTCCGTCTTCACCTAAGATGGTTTCGATAGTCTCAAGGAAATAATATTCATTAGAGATTAAAGACTTGTCTTTTTCTTTAGTCTCTTCTTGTGTCTTGAACTGGTCAATCAAATTTTGCAAGTGCGTAAACTGGTCAGCATCTGAAGATGATTTCTGTATTTTTACCAGTTCGTTCTTAATAACCTGCATATTTGTTTTAAGTGCGGACACTTTATCTCTAATGGCGCCTTGCTTTGTTTCAGCTGATTGTATTGATGACTTAACAGAAGCTACTTCAGTCTCTAGTGCTTCCATTTTAGACGGGATAGCTGATACGCTTTCTTCAAACTCTTGTTTCTTACTATTATGAAAGTCTGTATTCAACGGAGCTTCACAAGTAGGACATGCATTCTTTTCATAGAGTGCTAGCTTTTTCTTCAATGACTGAAGTTCGTAATTTAAATTAGAATAGCTAACATTCTTAGTTGACAATTCTTCTTTTAGCTCACCTAAACTGGTAGTAATCTTGGTGTTTGCTTCTTCTAGCTTTTTCTTGTTATCGTCAAACTTTACAAGCTTGTCTTTAAGCTCTTGTATTTTATCTTTGTTCTTTTCTTCACTCTCAGCTTGAAGCTTATTAAGTTGCATTTTAACTTGAACAATAGACTCGTTGATTTGTGTAAGTTCTGATTCAAATCCATCAAGGTCAGACTTAAGTGCTTTACGGTCTTCTTTAACAAGACGTTGCATGTCATTAAGTACAGAGAATCCAAACATCTTATCAATGATTTGCTTTTTATCAGCTGGTGTCATTGTTAAGAATGACTTAAAATCATTAATCGATAGGATAATAATGTTCTTAAATACATGGTAAGGAATACCGTATACTTCTTCCTCTAGATAGTCTTGTACAGATTTCTTACCGGCTTTATCGTATTCAACACCATTAATAGTAACGTTGAATTTACTAGGTGCTAATCCTCGTTCAACCACAACGTCCATCGTACCGCAACGTACATGAACCTTTACCCAAAGTTCTTTATTAATACGATTGGGAAGGTCACCTAACTTCACACCTTCAACTTTACCGTATAGCCCAAATACAATAGCGTTAGCGATAGTAGTCTTACCATAACCGTTTTTGCCAAGCGTCAGATACAACTCTGCTGAATCCTCTGGGAACTCTAGCTTTTGTTTCTTATTACCGTATGATGCTATATTCTTAAATTCTACTGATATTATTTTCATTGCTCTACATCGTAATTGTTAGCGACTTTATCGTATATGTTTTTTAGCTGAGATTTTATCTTTTGTTTCGTTTCTGTATCGTGTGAAAGTCCTTCAACATAAGATTCAAACAAATGTAAAATGTTATAGCTTTTAAACTCACCTTCAATCTCTTCCATATCGTGAAGGTCTTTATCAATAATATCTTGCTCTTGGTAGATATTTGGTTCAATCTTTCTCGCGACTTGTTGTACCCTGTTAATTAAGGCGCTTAAGGACGAGTTTGTGGCAATTTTACTAGGAACAAATAGGTCAACGAAGTTATTGTTGATACGCTCCTTAAAGTCGCCTAAAGTCGTATTATAAAGCGTTGTAAGATTAAACTTAACAAACTTAGGTGAAACTGTGTTCTCAAAGAACGTTTCTTCCATAGTCTCTAGGTCTACAAGGTCAAATCCTTTGGTGTTGCCTGAATCTGAACGTGTCAATTCATACGGCGTTCCCACCATTCTTAAAGCACCTTTAGTCTGACGGTAGTGAATGTGACCTGAATAAACTGCTGTGTATTTAGAGAAAGTATTCGCATCAGAACCGTGCATGTTTTTCACCTTATTATTAAGTGCAATACCTCGCACCTCTGAGTGACAAAATACGATATCTGTTGTTGGGTATTCTGATAAGGTTTCAGCTTCGTGTTGTGGGTCTCTTCTCCATGGCATCATCAAGATGTTCTTGTCGTGCCATTTCATAAGTTCAGGCTCTTTATAAATCTGAACGTTTGGAATCCACTTAAGTGAATCAATAGACGTAATCTCATTAGACTTCTTTGCCCAAATATCGTGGTTACCACAAATAACATGTGTTGGCAGAATCTCACCCAATCTCTCGAATAGGTCTACAGCATAGCTGAGTACTTTTAGATTGATAGACTGTCTGTTATCAAACGCATCACCTACCTGCACTAGAACATCACCCTCTTTAACATTCTCTTTAAGAGTCGGTATAAATTGATTTTCATAAAAGTCTTTTTGAATTTCAAGCCACTCATTAGAGTTGGAACGAATGCCTAAGTGCATATCACCAAGAATCCAAACTCTTTTTACAGGTTGGTTTTTTACTTCTTGTGAAATCATTAGAATAATCTGTTTATGTTTCTACTCTTTAGGATGCCTGTTTTTTTATCTAACTCTTCAATTAACGCTTCTTTAAATGAATTTGCCAAAGAGCTGTAAAACTTATTAGGATTTACATTAAAATAATCAGATAGCTCACTAAAAATATCAATACAATTGTACTTGTGATTTATTTCATCAATAACAAATTCATAAACTTCATTAATGTCGGTCTTTTTAAGCTTTTCAGTTTGACCAAATTCATCAATCTTATTAAAAAAATTAAAGCGACTAACTGTAATTAATTCATGTATATCTTTACGCAGAGCTTCTTGTTCAATCTTGTCTTCTTCTGGACGGTCATCTGAATATTGTGGGCTTACAGTGAATGTAACATTTCCATTTAATTCGAAATCCGTTTCCTCAAAAGTATTGTCAAATATCTTATCTGTCTTAGTTCTAGCCATTATAGTGCATGTATATTTGAACCTGAAATATCGTCAGTTTCTGTTAATCTCATATAGTTATAGTTTATCGTAAGGCGACACTTCATACCTTTACCTTCACCATCCCTAATCTTTAATATCTTCAACCAGTATTCTTGTTCAGCATGCATTAATTCATCTTGAATAATACCCAACATAACATCAGCTGTGTGTGAAAGACCTGCTGATTCTGCAATGTCAGTCAATGTAATGTCTGATGCATTGTACCCTGAACGTGTAATCTGAGTTGCCGTAATAATCAACCAGTTGTTGCGGACACCCATAGCGCGAAGATCTTCAGCAATCTGCTTAATCTTCATGTATGTGTTTTCTGTATTCTGGTTTCTGTGGTTTGCAAGAATGTTGATGTAGTCAATAACTACAACATCCATCTTAATCTTTTTCTCTTCTTCAATCTGCTGTAAGTAAGCTTCAATATCTGGTACAGTTGCTTGTGACGTTGGAAATTGCTTAACAAAAAGCTGACCAGGTACGGTCAATCCGTTGCCTACAGATTCAAGCTTACGCTTAATAAAGTCTTTGTTTTTCGCTTTCTCCTGGTACTCGTTAACCGGAATAGTTAGAAGGTTTGCACCAAGACGCTTTACAAACTTGTGCGCTGCCATTTCCGCTGTAATCACCGCGGTATTATGACCCATCTTAACTGAAGTCGCTGCGTCGTTTGCAAGGAATATAGATTTACCAATGTTCTGCTCTCCAGCGTATACAACAAGGTTACCACCCTTATCATATCCACCACCGAGTGCGTAATCAATGAAGTTATATCCAGAGCTAACCTTTTCAGTCTCTTTCTGGTCGTGAGACATTGGGTCAAAGAAATCAAGGCCTAAATCAGAATTAAAAGTAAGGTTATTTCTATCATTAATTAATGACTTAACTTTACTAATAATTGATTCAGTATTCTCTGGAGTAACTTCAGTGGTTTTAATAAATTCAACAGTATCAATAAGAGAAATATCGAAGTTTCTCCATTTGATCCAAGATTCAGCCGTAGACGTTAGCCACTCTTCGTCGTACTCGTTTAGGTTAACATCGAATATCATATCAATAATATTCGGGTCAATCTTACTAGCAGACTTAGTTCGTTGTGCTAATAGCTTTGTTTGCTCCTTAGATGGCGTTTCTTGATACTTATCATGAAACTTAGCCGCAAGCCTAGATAGAATATCAATCTCTTCAGATGTATAGAAACCTGCTTTAATACTTTGTAAGTACTTAGGTTTCTTTAAAGAAAGCTTGAAAAATATCTTTTCAAAATCTTGGTTAAACTGCATCAATTTATTTTTTTATAACATTTATACACTTTATTGTGTATATGTTTCAATATCGATATTATTACTCTTTTACAAGCTCACCAGCGCTTAATGCATACGGTTCTTGAGACCATAAATTAATTGCAATTGCATGTCGTGTTCCTTTTGTAACCGGTAATACTTCGTGTACGTCTTGGCCTGCTTGGAATATAATAAGACGGTTTGGTTTAGCTTTAATAATTTCAGGAGACTTGTCAGTGCCGTCTGTATAAACAGCTAAATCACCACCTTCGAATTCTTCAATACCTGGGTAATATACTGTACCGATAAAAGGCGTAACGATTTCACCGGTCTTTTTGAACCAAGCTTCATCTTTATCATAATGTCTACCTAAAACATTTTTATGACCAATCTCTGGGTTTGCGGTTTGAATACCTGTCCAATATTCAAATCCGTGCACATTAAATGCAGTACTTAATGGACTTCCATCTAACCAAATCTTTTCAATTAGTCTTTTTTTAAGAGTGTTTACTGGTTCATTATTCCATGGACCAGCCCAGTAATAATATACTCCTGGGTCTTTAAAAAACGTTGTATCGTTTTTAATTTCATTTAGTAATTCTTCATTTAAGAAGTTGTCAAATACTGCTATCATTCGAATGGATTTATTATCACCTTGTAAGATTCCTTACCGGGTGTGTTATTTGTTTGGATTACATAACCCATTTGGGTTAATTTATTAATTGATTCTTTTATAATTTCAGGGTCTGAATCTTTAAACCAGTATGTTATACAATGGTGTGTTGTAAAAGTACCCTTATATCTACTAGGGTTCCTGACCGCCATTTCAACCGTATGGTATAAAATATCTAGCGGTTCAGGATATCCTGGTAAATCTTTCTGTATACCTAAAATATACTTAATAGGTGTGCTATTTTCGCTGATAGTTAGTATCATTCGTCTTCGTCAATAATTGAATCAAAGTCCATATCAACCTCAGTGTTGTAATTAAACAACGGGTGAATTTTTGCTTCAATTTTTTCTAGGACTTCTTTTGTAAATACTTTCTCACTAAAGAATTCTGAATTAGGTACTGTTTCATCGAGGTGTTTACAAATCCAGTTACGAGCAGTTGCTTTAGGAATCTTTTCACCTTTCTCAATAATACCGCGTGTGATACCAATATCTTCCCAGTCAATGTAATTCTCAAGACCTACAAATCTATTCATACCTTGTGTATAGTGTAGGTGGAACTTGATTGGATTTGGCTTAGCAAAACGGTTTTTATTTGGCTTAGCTGTAACAATAATACCTGCTTTTTCACCACCTTCTTTAAGCTGTGCTTTATTCAAGAACAGTACAATAGACGCGGCGTATTCTGGACCTGTACCACCACCAGCAACCTGACGTGAAATAAAATCTTGTGTCTGGTATGTGTGGTTAGTGAATAAGAATGGAATCTTAAGGTCAGCCATAGGTGTCATAATAATACGGAAGATAGACTTCAATATTTTAGAACGTGTCATGTCTGATTTCTCAGAACCTGAGCGTGCATCTTCAATCTCTTTAGCTGTTGCAAGGTTACCAGCGGAATCCAAGATAATCATAATCTTAGGTACTTCACCACCAGAGCGCTTAACCTCTTGCATCTTGCTTGTGATTGTTGTAACCGATGTTCTGAATTCTTGAACAGTGTTAGTTGGTTGGTAGTTTACTTTATTAGTATCGATACCGAACTTTTTCATTAGGTCTTTATCAACCGCGGCTTCCGAATCATAGAATACTACATTGTATCCCATATTAATTGCCTCGCGAATTGAGTTAAGAATCAAGAAGGTTTTACCTGTTCCTGATGGACCCGCAATTGAACACGACCTGTTGTTTGGCCAGCCACCAAATAGTGAACCTGACACACAAGCATTCAAGTGGTAGTTACCCGTATCAATCCATTCTGTTACATCTGAAAACGTAGATTGTTCCATCACGGAACCGAGTGGATTAATGTTGCTTAATTCAGCGTTTAGGTCGTCGAATGTAAATTGTTTTTTAGACTTCGCCATCTGTTTCTTTTTGTTGTTTAGTTTCTTTTTCTCTAAGCTCTTGTAGTTCTTTTAAGAGTTTAGCCGTTGCTTGCTCAATAGTAAGCATATCATTTTGTAGACGACTTAATTCACCGTGAATGAATTCGTATCGTTCTACATAGTATCTTTCGTTAGGTGTTAAATCGTCTTTCATAAGATTAGTAATTTGCGTTATTAGCGTGGATCATATCCCACATTAACATACGGACTTTACCGCCAAATTCCATGTCGTTTGGTTCTTGAACGTGAAGTTCCATAATTTGCTTCACAATTTCTAGTGCGTTGTTGTCTTCCATGATAATTATAGTTTATTAAATAGCTTTTGTTTCAACCTTAAAATAATGAGGTAGAATAGATTAAGTTTCTATTGATGTTATGTAAACCTACTGCTGTAAGTACCCTGTTAAGTGGGTCAATGATACACTTTTCAAATTGTGTTTCGTAATCAACGGGTGGTGCAATCTCATAAGGATGGTCACCTGGAAGATACGCAAACATATCAGAAAGTCCATTAGTACCTGTTGCGTGATAAATCTTCAACTTCTCACCGTTACCAATCATCCTGTACTTCTGTTTGTACTTTGTATTATTGTTCATTAAGAAGTTATAATATCCCGCAGCTTTAACGTTAGGTGGACACTTAAGACCTGTTTGGAATTCAATATGGTCATCTACAATATACTTTTCTAAGTTATTTGTGCGACGGTTAAATGAAATATCATCTAGCTTAGCCAGCTTGAATTCTTTCTTAGCGTTCTTAAGGAACTTAGTTAGTTTCTCAAGTGTTTCTGCAGTTGGACCTGAAGGCTCTGTAAATAGAATTTTTAGAGCTTCTGTCAATTTAGCACGAGCAAATGTTGGCGTAGATGATTGAATCGTATCAAATCCAATAGTTTTCACTTTACTCAACGGATTGTGACGTTCAGTAGTAGGAAGCTTATCGTCCCATGCAATATCTTGAATGTACTTCTTCTTACTCATCCAAATACCACCGTATGCAATTGTCTCTAATTCAAACTGTAAGAAGTTGTCAGTATTAGTTGCAATAGCATACTTTTCCATTGCCTTTACAATGTAATCTTTTAAGCGAGCATCGTAAAGTGATAAAATGAACGTGTCAATGGTTGGTTTGTTTTCCTCGTCTTTCCAGATGATTGTATTGTACAATTCATCAAACTGTACGTAACATGAATCTGTATCAATATAAATTACAGAAGGTTCATTACAAGGTGACTTTACACGTTCTACACCCAATTGTTCATGAATGGCTGTGTCTTTGTGCCAAAACTCTTGAACGTATTTGTTAAGGATTTTCTCAGAATACAGGATTGCATTCTGGCTTTGTAATGTGATTGATTCAGCAATATCGATATTGAAGAAGTGAAACCATTTGTTACCAAATGCGCCATAGATGGAGTTAAGGGTAACCTTTACGGCTTGCTCATAAGCAGTGTACTTGGCAGCCATTAGGTCATAATGGTCTGCCAAGCGCTGCAAATCTTCTTTGCTTAGAGAATCAATCGGTTGTTCTTGTAATTCTTCTATTGTCATTATCCTGCTGTTTGACAAGTTGCAATAGTAAGTAGTGTTTCAGAGTCATTAGACTTCATAACCACTTTATTGCTTGAAACATATACACTGTATTCTTCGCGGTCTAGTAGGTTCAAGTACTTTTTGTAAAGTGTAGCTTCTGAAGCTGAACCGTTAAATGCTTGGTTTGCTTGGTAATTGTAAGTCTTACCTTTTACGCGAACCTCATTGTTGCCTGCTGAAATAGAGAATGTTTCTTCTTTGTCAAGAGAGAATAAAGAACGAATCTTGTTGAGCGTGAATGTATCAAGTACAAAATCAAAGTCTGAACCTTCACGGTCAAAGATACCTTGTAGCTGTGCATCAGTCAAATCTTTGAATCCTAAAGAAGGGTCTGAACAAGCCAATGTAATTTCTAGCTCGTCATTGAATAGACGCAGTGAAGTACATACAAAGTCTTCTTCATTTTCTTGGAATTCCATCTCACCGCTAATCTGGTCAGACTGGAACATTTTAAGCGCATCTAAAACTTTAGTAGCATCAAAGAAAGCTACTTTAAGTTCTTTACCTTCCGGCAGAGCGCTTGAAATTGAAAATACGTCTTTGATTGGTGCATTGTGAAGTTTCACAGCATCTCGTTGTGGCAAATAAACAGCTGATGTTATTTGTCCATTACGCAACTTGAAATACAGAAACGTGTCGATTGTCTTAAGTCTACTAATAAACTCGACAAACCCGTTCTGGTCAATACGATTGATTTCTAGTTTCATTTATTTATTTTTTTAATGTATAGTTATTATATGGCTTAATTAAATAATGTTTCAATAATAAAAAAGAGGACCGAAGTCCTCTCTGTATTGTCGCTTTATTTTTATTTAGTTAGACTATCTAACCTTTGATTAATTTCGGCAATATGTTTAGAGACACTATCTGCCATTTTGTCTGTACGAGAATCGACATAACGATATAACTCGTTTAAGTCATCCTCGTGTTTTGAATGTAGTTGGTCAGCATATTTGTAAAGTTTGTCGACTTCTGAATCTATACGAGATTCGACGGCATCGCTGTAGCGTTCTACCTTTTCAATGTAACTTGAAAGGTGGTTTACTGTTTGGTCTAAACGGTCATCAACCATTTTGTCCATTTCTTTTCTAATCTTAAACACACTCACAACAGCAACTAAAGTTACCACTGAAAGCGCACCCAAAACAAAATAAAGTGTTTCCATAATTTTAATATTGTATTTTTAATGCGACAATACGTATATTATATAAAACCTATTTAAATTGTTTCATAAAAGATGAGGCCAGGAAGTAGCGAACTCCTGGCCTCGTTCCGTTAACTATAACGGTCCTAAGACGGGGTCTTCAAACCCCACCATCGTTATCCATCACATGAAAGACAGTCTGGATCTGTTGCTCGCGTAGCAATGTCACCTCTAAGGACTGACTCCGTTCTCATGTAATAGAGTGTTTTTACACCTTGTTTATATGCTTCCATATGCACTTGGTTAATAAACTTAGGTGTTGCTTCTGTTGGGAATGCAAGGTTTAATGAAACAGCTTGGTCAATATATTGCTGACGCACACCTGCTTGTTTTACCAATTCCATTTGATTCAACTCTTTGAACGTTAAGAACACATCTTTGATAGGTGTCCATTCGTCTTGTTGAAGCTTGTCTAGTTTATCGAATTCTTCTTGATTGATATATTTACCAGGACAGTTGTGTTTCCCATACCATCCGTCCATTGCATCAACACCTTGAACTGAACCACCGTCTGCTAAAATCTTATCCCATACATATTTTGTATTGATTTCAGCAAAGTCTAAGAACTTTTCTAGCGTATGGTTCTTTCTGATAAATGTACCTTTAGCTGTTTGCTCAGTGAATACATTCGCAGCCCATGGCTCAATACCCGGAGAAACGTTACCTGATAATTTAGAGTTAGAAACTGTTGGTGCAATCGCTCTTAAGTGAGTGTTACGCATTCCAGTTCCAACACACCATAGAGGTTCACCCATTTCAGTAGCCATATCTCTAGATGCTCTTTCAGACTCAATCTTAATCTGAGAGAAAATCTTGCGAGTTTCAAACTGTGCCGATAGTGAATCGAAAGGAATGTTTCTGTCTTGTAGGTATGTGTGCCATCCTAGAACACCTAAACCAAGTGCTCTACCTTTTTCAGCAGAACGTACTGAGTTTTCAAACCCTCTCATGTATTTTGCTCTTGTGATAAACTCCTCAAGAACACCATCAAGGAACCATGTGGCTGTGTAGATTAGGTCAGTATCTTTCCATTCGTCGTACTTCGCAAGGTTCACAGATGATAAACAACAAACAAACGAGTGGTTCTCATCAGTGTGTAGTGCAATCTCAGAACAAATGTTCGTCATGTACACTTTAAGTCCATTTTGCTTGTATGCCTCTGGGTTTTGACGGTTGACGTTACCCTTAAACATAATGTAAGGTTCACCTGTTGAACGTCTCTTTTTAAGAACCGCGGCCCAACGTTTACGTGATTCTTTATCACCTTCTGAAAGCTTCTTCATAAAACCATCAGATACAATAACTGCTTGGTGTACGTTTAGAGACTGGCGGTTTACATCACCCTTAGGTTCACGAATCTCTAGCCATTCCCAAAAATCATCGTGTTCAATATCAATGTTCACAGAAGCAGCGCCTCTACGAACTGAACCTTGATTTGTTGCAAGGATAGTTGAATCATAAATCTTAATGAACGGAACCACACCATCAGATGTACCATTGCCTTTGATAGTTGCTCCAGCTGGTCTAATTTGGTTTACGCCAATACCAACACCACCACCGTGCTTTGCTAAAAGCATTAACTCAAGATTCTTATTACCAATGTCGTAAATCGAATCAGCCACATCAATACCGAAACAAGAAATTGGAAGACCTCTTTCAGTACCCGTGTTTGAGAATACAGGTGTCGCTAGGTTTAACCAACCTCTCCAAATGTAATCATAAAATTTACTCGCAAGCTCTGGCTTCTGAAGTCTTTTAGCTGCAGCAGTCGCAACTCTCCAGTAAGCATCTTTTGGAGTTTCCCCTTGTAGTAGGTAACCTTTTGAAACCGTCTTAACGTATATCTCTGTGTTCCCCCATACAGGAAAATCAACGCCAAGTTCCCAGCCAAATTCAGCTCCCCAATTTTTAATATCTGTCATCTTTAATAATCTTATTAATCAAATAAATCGTCTTCATCCCAGTTTTCATCTTCACCTGCCTTAGAATAATCTGTAGGTCTTACTGCAAAGAAATCGGTGTGGGTATGTCCACCAGTCAAGTGATAGAACCAGTCTAATGCTTCAGCCTGCTCTTCATTATACATAAAAACCGGCTTAATGTTTAATTCTGCTAGCTTTTCATTTGCTCTCATTTTGATAAATTCTTTAAGGTCTGCTTTATTAAGGTTTTCAAGATCACCCTGTTCAAAGATTTTATCAATGTATGACATTTCCATCTCAACCATAAGTTTTGCAGCTTCGATAACATCATCTTTAACTTCGTCAAGAAGCTCAGGGTACTCTTCAGTCATGTGTCTGAATAACTGACAACCCATCTTAGAGTGTAGTGATTCATCTCTTACAGACCATTTCATTTGTTGACCGATACCCTTTAGTTTATCTCTCATTTGGAATGAGTAAAGTACCGCAAATGATGAGTAAAGAGCAACACCTTCTGCAAATGCCGAAAAGATTGCTAATGAACGTGCAACTTGCTTTCTTGCTCTTGCATTTTCTTGTAAGTCTTCATGTGTCCAATCTGCTTCCGTATTCATAAGGAACTCGAAACGGTCTGCAATCGCAGGTTCATGTAAGAACCCTGCAAAGTCTTCAAGACCTAGAGTTTCATTAAGGTATGAGTACGCTGTCGCGTGAATAGTCTCCTGTGAACCGAACATCATAGCCATTTGCTTGATTTCATGCTTAGGGAACCACTTAGTAACCATTGTTGTCCAGTAATCTGAAACTGCACATTCTGTTTGTGCAAAACCTAAAAGGATGTTACCTACTAAATTCTTTTCCTCAGGTGTAAGATTTTCATTCCAATCTTTAACATCACCTTGCATCGAAATTTCAGTGTGTAACCAAAATGCTTGCGCTTGCTTTAACCACCCCTCTGTATAATATACAGGGTATTCAAATGGTTTATATTCTATTCTTTCTTCAAAAAGTTTTGACATTTTTAAAATTCTATTTTTTTTAAAAATCGTATTAGACTAAAAACGGGTCTAGGAAGTTACTCCAGACCCGTTTAATTGTATTATATATTTCGTTAAACAAAAGGGTCGCTTAAAATAGCTAATTATAGTATGGCACTATAATTCGGCCAGCTTATCTTTTACTTCTTTGGCTTTGGTATAATAATCATAAGAAGTCTTTTTGTAAGCCTTTCTTTGACCGTACAAATCAGAAAGAATCTGCTTTAAAATAGAATCTTTCTTATCATACACAACACCGTTAGCACAAACAATCTCATCTTTATTCTTGCGACGCTCTGGAATCTGAGAGACTGGAATAATATCTTTGTACGAATCCGGTGAGATATTATATTGTCTCATAATTGAAGGATACAGTGACGCAAAGTCAAATGCAGATACACCTTGATAGAATCCTACTTTAGGTTGCTTCACATAAGCACCTGCATATTTACCATCCTTCTGACTGTCTTCTTTCTTCTCAGATGCAACACACTTGTTATCTTCCGCTAACTTACGTGCAATAAGAGCTTCGGTAACCGATACAGGTGACGCAGCTTTATACAATGGCATCTTTGTAATCGATGCAAGTGTAAGAAGTACTTCCATTGATTTTAGTTTCTGGTCAATGTAATATACCAAAACTGAATCGACAACGTTGTAGTAAATGTATTTAACGAAATCTTGCTCGTAAAGGTCCTGCAGCGACCCCTGGAACTTAATCTTATTCAACTTAAGTACTTGTCCAGAAACATAGTCGAGTGCGTTAGACTCCTTTACTTTAACCGAGCGGTCGTATTTGTCATATAACTGCATGTAATCAAGAATACCCATATGAAGTGGTCTTGAATCTACACGGTCAAGTGCTTTAGTCTTTGCTGCGGCGGTAATGTCAATCTGTAAACGCTTGCATCGGTTTACAATGTACTGCCAGTCATAATTGATAAAGTTCCAACCTGTCATCATTGGGAACTTAGGCAAGAATCTGTTGATGAATGTGAATACCATGTCATACTCAGAATCAAACTTACGGTAGTCAAAGGTCCAATCAGAATCAAGTGTCTTAAAATACTCATTAGTATCATCTTGAATCTTCTGAATCTTTTCTTGAGGCATGTCTTCAAGACCTAGTACAATCGCTTTACGTTCTGGCGTAATGATTGAGAACGCAAGGATTCTTGTCTTAGCCTCTTCTGGTTTAGGGAAACCGTCAACAATCTCTGTCTCAATATCGACAAAGTATGTTTTAGGCATTGTAGGCTCAAAGATAACTTTCTTATCGTTCTCTGGTAAATTATCCAAGAATGAAATAAGAGAGAACTTACTGTATTGTCTTGAGCGACCTTCTTTTACTGGTCGACCGTCCCAATTTCTTAAAGAGCTGTGTTTGTATCTGTCGTTCTCATCTGTGATGTACCAGTTTTTATACTGTTCGATTGGATAACGACGAAACTTAACTTGGCCTTCTTTATCGTAATACGATACGATAATTTCTTTGTCTTTTTGTTCTACATCTAATAGCATTAGTATCCACGCTTTTGACGGTTCTTATTCTCTTCTGCTTTTGCGAAGTAGTAATTGTATGCCGTTTTAGCGTCAAGTCCAATAGACGCAGCGTAGTTCATAAAGAAGTGTAGAATATCAACCCACTCCATATACAACTCTTTGCGGTCATCGTCCGTTAGGTCAGCAACCTTCATGGTGTCGTATTTACTAAAGTCTTTTTTCCACGTCTTCCAAATCGCAGAACCAGAGCCATCATTAATACCACCAAGTGCATCTGTCATTTCGTGAATCTCGTCAATCATCGCATGATTTGTAACATGCCAGAAATTCATAACATCACGTAAACTCATATCTTCAAAGTTGAATCCATAAGTTTTTTCTTGCATCTCTTTTTGATGCTCCATAATGTCTGCTAGGTGTGTTGTTGATTCGCCGTAGAAGTCTTTTACCTCTAGGTCTTTACATTGATTATCTGCGTTTGCCATATTATCTTAAGCTAAATGGTGAGCGTGGTTTTACCCAAGCTGGATTAGTATTAATTAATAATTCAAATGTATCTTTTTCTGTTTCAAAGATAACTTTAGATTTTGTAGATTCTACAATTTTTGTAATTGGTTCTGACAAAAATTTATATGGGTCTTTTATTTTAATATCGCCCATACCTTCAAAGTTATTTTGAGACATTGCCAATAAAACATCCATTGGAATTGTTTTCATATCCATAACCAAACTTCTACCTTCAGATGGTCCGTCATGCGCAGCTTTTAAGCCACCTCCATCAACATTCCATGTTACCCAATTAATAGCGTCTGCTGTTATTTCAGTACCGTCTGGTTTTATAAGTTTAAAATTTACTTCCATGTTTATTATACTCTTAATGTTATTTTTGTTTCTTGCTAATGACTATTTCTTTAATCACACTGTACAAAAAGAAAGGCCAAGTGCATATAATGTATATACGCTCCCAGTTTTTATAACCTTCTTTAAATTCTTCGTCAATTTTATTAATTACCATTCTGTGTAATATGTCTAAAACCAACATAAAAATTGTACCAACTGCTAAATATCGAATAGCCCAATAAACAAATATCATAATTAATTACTTAAGGGTGCTTTAATTGCAGGGTGTGGGTCATATCCCTCAATTTCATATTCAAACTCACCCGTCAAAACACTGCCTTCTAACTTAGAAAGCTTTGGTAATTTTTTAGGCATTCTTCCTAATAGTTCATTTACTTGCTTTAGGTGATTGTTGTAAATGTGAACATCACCTAGCATGCAAATCAATTCATCCGGTATCATATTTACTTCAAGTGCAATCAAGTGTAGAAGCATACCATACGATGCAATATCAAAAGGTAATCCTAAGAAAGTGTCAACTGAACGCTGGTCCCACTTTAGTGAAATAGTTCTAGTTGGGAATCCTTTAGCATCAAGGTCTTCATGTGAAAGTTCTCTAGCATATGATTCGTCTTTATCCAATGATTTAGCCCAAGCTGCTCTGCGTTGCTTTAACGATAGTGGTTGTGTATAAACTTGGAACCCGTAATGGCACGGAGGCAACGTCATATTTGGAAGGTCTGCAACATTCCAAGCGTTAACCATTAGTCTACGTGAATCAGGATTTGTTTTAAGTTCATTAATCAACCATTCAATTTGGTCAACCCATGCATATTCACCACCGGATTCAATTTCATTCTTAGCAACCCAGTGTCTCCACTGATAACCATAAATAGGACCTAACTCGCCCCATTTTGCTGCGAATGCATTGTCGGTTTTAATTTGTTCAATAAATTCATCCATTGACAGAATATCAACACCATAAGAATTAGCCAATGCATATTTCTCATATGCCTTATAAGCATCACCATTCCAAATGTTACATCCATTATCCACCAAATACTTGATGTTGGTATCTCCTTTTAAGAACCATTTTAACTCGGTCATACAAGTTTTCATAAACATCTTCTTAGTTGTAAGAAGTGGAAAACCATCTGACATTTTATGACGCATCATACGACCAAATGTTGAAATAGTACCGGTTCCTGTTCTATCGTCTTTACTTACGCCATTAGTTAAAACATCTTTTAATAGCTCTTGGTATTGTCTATCTAAATTATTCATCTTCTTCTAAAACTTGTTTGATTTTACTAAATGCAACTTCATATGCATCTACTCGGTCTAATCTAATATTGATTTCTCTAAGGTGTCTAGCATACTGTATAACCTCTTCGCGAATTCCTAACGCATCAGCTTCCATTAAGATTTCAATTACTTGCTCTTCACTTGTCATATAAGCTTCTTTTCATTTTTAGTTTTTTACTGAGTATCCATATTGCTGTTTCATGATCGTATTCACCTGTATGTGATACAATAGGTTTATCGCTACTTTTCTTAAAGTATTGTATATAGTAATCTCTTCTAGAATCATACAGATCTAAACATCTTTGGGCAACTTCTAATTGACCGGGTGTTTCCGCCGATTTGACGATAAACATCAACTTTAAATAATGTGAATTCGGGTTAATAAAAAAGTCCATATAGTTTATATATGGACTTCTTAATTTGTTTCGAAATTAGACTTACCTATTTTTAGTGAAATTACTAAAAGTAGTTACATTAACTGCAGCGTGTCTACGTTTGCGTATTTCTTCCATCTCAAGGTCAGGGTCTCTAGCTGGGCCAATTTCATATTCACCCTCACCTAACTCTTCACCTTCACCTTGTTCTGGTTTAAAAGCTTTTAATTGTTCTTGTTCTTTAATAAACTCTTGAACATTTAAAAGTTTCTTTTTTTTCTTTTTAGCTTTACCTTGACCTGCTGGAACATCACCTGAACCTGGGGCATCTCCATTGGGTAAAACAACATCGCCCATACCACCAAGCATACTTGGGGTAACAGCTGATAAATCTTCTTCAATTGTTTCATCTTCTACAATGTAGTCATGCTTAACCATAATTTCCCTAAGGTCTTTTTCAAAAGCTGATAACAACTCTTCCCTCATTTTTGGGTCATGCTTGTATCCGATAGCACCTGAAATTTTAGTTAGTATTTTACGTAAATCAATTTTCACTACACCTTCTGTAACCTCTTCCGGTATATCGTCGTGTTTTGTTTCAGCAAAATCTTTAAGGTCTTTAAGTGACATACCGTCAACAAGCTCTTTAACTTTATCTCTATATGACGCATCTACATCAGAAAGTGGCATATCACCGGATTTAACCGCGTATGCAACTCCCATTAGACGTTGTTGTGATTTACTTTGACTAGGCATAATCTATAACTTAATTACCAAGCGTAATCAAACGATTTAATTTTTTTAATGTCATCAGCAACTCTCTTAGCATAAGCTTTAGCTTCTTTTTCATAGAAACCTGATGAGTATCCCTTGTCTTTTTCTTCTTTCGCCTCTTGTGTATAGCTTACGTATTTACTGTATGCATCTAAAATGTTTGACATATGTTGAGAAGCATCTCTCATTCTAACATCACTACCCTTTTTGTTTTTACCAATAAGAATATCACCGTAACGTGTAAATTCACCTTTAGCTAAACCATCTTTAATTTGGGCAGACAAATCATTAATAGCTTTTTCAACCATTTTATCTAAAGGAAGTTTAGAAGCTTTAGTTGCTAAAATTTCTCTGTATCTATACATGTTAGCATCTTTAAACTCTTTATCAGATTTAAATGCAATAGCACCTGATTTAGCATCGGCTCTTTGCTCTACTTTATCAGTAGACTTGAATACATCATTATTAAGCCATACAACAACTGCTCTATCTGCAAGCTCCGCCGCTCTCTTTATATTGTAAATACCTGTAGCACCGTAACCAGAGTATCTTTTATCACCACCAACTGCATTATCTGAAGCAGCTTTCATAAGTGTCGCTGGCATCTTTTTAGTATCGTGTGTTGCACCTAAGAATTCTTTACCTCTTGTAATTCCAATAATACCTGGTTGAATTTTGCTTTCCCAGTCACTGTCGCCGTAAGGATTTTCTTTTTCGTTATCTGCAATATAGAATACTGCAAATTCATTATCTTTTTGGTAAGACTTGTACGCTGTTTGAGGGTCAACATCTCTTAACGCTGCATCTGGTAGTTCGTCTAGTTTGTACTTAGTTAAACCGTAAAATGCTCTAGCTAAACTTTTAATTGCGTTACCGTCAGCACCTCTCATTGTTAAAAGGTTTCTTAGCTTTGAAGACTTGAATGCTTCTGTAACTAATTCAGCGTTTTCCGTAGTAACCGACTCAAGTACACCGATTGCAATATCACCAACTTCTCTATCACCTTTTTCAACATACTTTTTGTTTAGAATAGCGATTGGGTACTTTTTCAGTTGATACATTGGCATCATACCTGTTGAGAAATCATACTTGATACCCGCTTCTTTAAGCTTAAGACCGATGTTCATAAACGTTACATCTTTAACAAGCTCTGCTAATTGGTCTAGCATTGCATCGTGCTTACCTTCATTAACTACTGATTCATTCTTTAATTGTCTTAAGAATTCTTCGCGCTCTTCTTCAGTTTCAAGTGCATCGTACTTATCTTGATTAGCATTTCTTTCAGCTGTTGTTTTACCCCAATCAAGAGCATTCATTTTAATCTTTGCAGCTTCTTTAATATATGGTGCTTCTTTTTTGTCCCACATATCTTTAGACATTGTGCCAATTGCTTTAACACCCACTGTGTTTAGTACTTCATCTTCTTCTTCTGACTTGTACTTGTCCGCTGCTTTTTTATTATGGAATGTACCTAGAAGGTGCTTGCCTTCTTTATCTTCATACCATACAACAAATGCACCTTCATTAATTGTGTTAGATTCGAATTCAGAGAATGATTCAAATACAAATTTAGTGTTTTCCATAACGTTACCCGCTTCTTTTTCTTTTTCCCATTCACTCTTAGTCATCATACCTACTTGGTTCAGTACTCTTGAGGCCATGTCTACCATTTTTTCAGCCGACTTTTTACCAGTGTGTTCTGAGTAAAACTTTTTCATAGCTTCACCTGTATAAACAACCCAGTGTTCTCTAGCTTCATTCATATCGTCTTCGTTAATTGTAATTTGCTTAAGAGCTCTTTTACCAAACTTTGATAGTGAAATACCGTCTTCAGATACGTTAAAGTACTTAGCGTTTCTTCTTGACCACTTACCTGGGTGGTTAGACATTTCTTTTAAGATAGCGTTAAACTCTTCTTGAGTGATTTTGCCATCAGCGATTGCTTCTAGCATTTTGTTTCTAATTCTTGCTGATTTACCAGCTGTAACTGCTGGGTAATTTTCAGTATATCTTCTTTTAAGTGTAACCGTTCTTTCATTAAGTTCGTTGTACGATTCGCTTACTAACTCGATTGTGCCACGAGTTTCTGTTGCATTTTCTAACATCTTTGCTTTTTCGTCATTCAAAAATTCTACAAAATCATCTAGGCTATCGCGGTATGCGTTTTTCTTGCCAGAGTCAGACATGCTTGAATGAACTATCAGACCTTGCTTTTTGTGGTCTTCAACATCATCAACTCTAAAAACAGTACCTCCTTTAATTTTAAATTCAGCACCTGGTTTAATATCTTCAGCTTTAATAGACTCGTCAACTGTTTCTGTTGTCATGCCCTCTGCTAATTCAGCGTCAATATCTTTAAGACCAACCGCTGCATCTAATTCAGCTTCAAGTTGTTTCTTAGAAGCTGTTAAAGATTTAAGCTCGTCTAATAAGTCCTCTTTTTCTTGACCTTCTGCTTTCTTATATTTAGCAACAACGTCTTTCATAATTGCGGTAACATTACCCCATTCCTTTTGAATCTTAGCAATTGACTTAGCTTCATTAATTGTTGATTCAGTCACTATTTTACTAATTTTTGATCTAACATAGGCTTCGTCATCTGATGATAAATGATTATCATTATTAGATAGAAGTTGGTCCATAGCGTTTGCTAATTTATCATCAACCTTTACTGCCGTTTTGTTACCCGGTTTAGACTCTGCTCTTTTTATATAGTTAGAAAGCATTGTATTTAAAGTATATCCGTATACACCCGCAATTCTTTCACCTTGGTCCATTTTAAGAACCAAAATTCTATGAAGTCCGTTTAATTGGTCTGCTGTAAACGTAACGCTTGCTTCATTAACTACAGATTCATAAAACCAACCTTGCTTAGGGTCTGACTTAATCTTAGTAGTAAACTTATGTCTTTTCCAGTTGAAGTCTTCGTCTCTTGTTAAAGCTGGATATAAAACTTTTTTATTATCGCTGTAGTAAAGGTCAATGCCGATATCTCTACCTTCTTCACCATTCATTTCGGCCATTAGCTCAAAATAGTCTTTACCACCGAAGATACCATAACCTTCATAGTTTTCTTCATGCCACATGTTTCCTTTATCATCAAACATGTAAATATCAGCACCTGACCTAGCACTGATTGCCTTATTATCACCTAAGGTTTTAAACGAGAACATGCCCTCATTTAAAGGCATGTCATTATTTGTAAAGTCGTTAAAAGATTCAAACATCTTACTATGATTGTATTTTATTATATATTAGCAATAAATTGTTCAAATGTCATGATTGTTTCATTTGACTCTGCTAACGCCATTGCTTGCTCTAATTTAGATTTAAGGTCGTTGTACATACCGTGAATAGACTTAGGTGTAAGCTTCTTAAATAACTTTTCGTCACCAGCTAACATTGCTTCTCTAACTTGAGTAGCTGAAATGTTTTTACCTGTTCTTGGAATCTCAAATAAACCAAAGTCTGGTCTAACATCTAATTGAGACCTGTATTTTGGCTCATCAACCTGGTAACCATACGTTTTTAATCTGTCAGTACCTGTACCCCATAAAACTGGTTCGTACTTAGGTCTCATTTCGTTAAACATAAGGTCAATACCTGCTGAGTTAATAATGTATACCTCTTCAATCGGAAGTTCTCTTTTAAGAGCGTTTAGCATTTCAAGCTGTGTTTGCTCATCGTAAGGTCTTTTAAAACCGTCTTCTTTCTTTTTAGAAACTGACTTCACTAGGAAGATTACTACAGGGTAACCGTTTTGTTCGTGAATTGTTTTTACCACTTTAGCATGGCCTAATGTAAATGGTTGGAATCTACCAACAAACATATTTACAAGCTTCTTACCTTGTTCAGGGTGTTTTACTGTAAATACGCGTCTTGCTTCGTTTACAGAAGCATCAATTCTATCTTTTTTGATATAGTTCTGGAAATCTAACACGTCACCTTCTTCTATTTTTGCAGACACATGTGAATCAATAGCTTCAACAATTTCATTCATTTGATTGACCATATCTTCAGATAGGATGTCCGTTGTTTTTGTTCTCTTAGCCTTAAATGAGCTAAGTGTAATTTTAAACAGCTCTGCTAATACTGGATTATTCGTAAGTCTAATCGTCTCCTCATTTTCTATAAATGAAGTATTAAGCTTAAACGATTCTTTTTTAGCAAAGTCTGCTGATTCAAAGTTAACACCAATATATTTAGGTGCATTTTCTTTGATATAGTTATTGAACACTTCTGACATAAGTTCAAGGAACCTACGGTACTTGTCTTCTTTAACTAATTTATGCTTTTTAAAATCATATTCAGATAGATACTCAATTAAATCTACAATAGTGATTTGGTAAATATCTGATGACTTTCTAGGGCCAGCTGATTCATTAATTTTTCTAAAATCTTCAATTTTAAACGGCGTCATTTTTTTACCGTCTACAAATGAAACTACCAAGCCTTCAATTTCACTATCAAGATTTTCTTGAAGTGCTGAATTCCTAAGATTTGAATTAAAAATTGAGAACAAATCTCTTGTAAAAGACCTGTCTTCATATTTTCTAGCAAACTCATCATCAGTAAGCTCTAACATTTTAACAAGATCCTCCTTTTGGTTGTGGCTCAATTGACCCTCAAAAATAACTGGTGGTTTTTGAACCTCTAGTTTTTCTGCCCATTTATTAAGAACCTGAGTATCTCTAATTACTTTAGAAACTGTCTCATTAGTTGGATTTAATACTTGAATGTGTGTAAGTACTAAATTGTTTTTAGGAAGTAGTGAGTACTTGAAGTTGGGAGTTTCACCGTCAATTAAATAGTCAAATCCAAACTTCCAATCTTTAGGCATTTCTTCTCTAATTTCCATAGGAAGACCTTTAAAGTGCATAATAGCAGGTTCATAAAAACTAACGATTGTTCTGTCAATAACATTAAGAGGTGTTGATTGACCAGACTTATAGTATTCGTTTTTAATATCACTTGCTTTAACGTGAAAAGACGACGCTGCTAATTTCTCAACAACGTGAATCTTTTGCTCTAGCATTTTATAAAAATGATTTCTAGACGTTTCGTTATAATAGTCCCTTAGTTTTTGAAGTGCCATATTTAATTGTTATCTACCGTATTTAATGATACCCATTAGCTGATTAATCGCAGCAAAGGTTCCCGTTAACTTATATATTTTGCCATTATACTTGAACACTAAACCCTCTGTTGGAATGATTGATTCAATACCTCCGATTCTATTTAGTCTTTCAAGCTCGGCTTCTACCTTTTCAATTTGCTCAATGTCACCGCCCTTTTTAATTTTGTCAGCCTCTTTTCTAATTTGATTATGCAGTCTTTGCATTTCCGCGTCTGGAGATGCTGCAACAAAATTAGAAGCATTCTTTAAAATGACTGAACCTAATTCAAGGAAAAGGTCTTCAAATGGTCTAATGTTTTCTTTGTACTTTTTATTAAGGTCCTCTTTATCAAACTTTTTAATAGCTTCCATTTGTTCTGGAGTCACTTCTTTTGCAAGAGTTCTCATGTTTAGAGTCTTCTTGTCTTTATATGCCCATCTAAGTAGTAATCCCTCTTTCTTATCTTGTGTAAGGTCACCAAAGTTTTCTTCAATTTGTTCTCTCCACCACATTTCATGGTATCTTGCAACCTCGTCATGGCCTGTTAGATTGTACCTCTTTTGAAGTGCATCTACTTTTTTCATGAAATAAGGTTTACGAGTTTCGAAATCAATATCTTTTTGTAGCTTAAGTACCTGGGGTGGAATAATGTTGAATACCTTACCAGCTCTTGCATTAACATTGTCTAAAAGCTTTGCAATCTCTTTAGCCGACCTTGCACCCATATCACCAATAATGTTGCCCTCACCATCAGTCTCTTTAATACCGTGGAATTGAATAACATCTCTATCGTAGTTGATTACGTTAGGGTTCTTTGAATAGATAAGCTCCATGTTCATGAAGTTCTTACCATTGTTAAAATACTTTTCTTGGTCAGCTGGTTTTAATTTAGTAAGTGATGATGATAAATCTTGAGCAGCGAATGTAAATGTGTCCCTAACCAACTCAGATTTGTGCTCAGCAAACATTTTTGTAATACCCGCTAAATCTATAGGCGCCATTAATTGTCCCTTGTTTCTAGCAAAAAGAACTTGACCGTCTTTAACAGTAGCAAATACGTTTTGACCATCAGTCTTTTCAGTTGGCTCTTCGTCAAAAGTCATTTCACCTTGAAGACCTGCCTCGATAAACTTTCTAAAGTCATCAAAAGTAAGACCCTTATCATCAAATGGGTGCATCATATGACCAGCTGCGCCACCTTCTAAGATTAAATCAGCGTTATATGAGTTATGAGCTTTTTCTAAAAGAAACTCATTAAAAGAAACAAGTAATTTCATTATTTAATTATCTTTGGATTCTTTTTAAGAACCTTTTCCATTTGGTCCTCATCTAAAGTTGCAAAACCAAACTCACCGAACATTTCTTCTGCAAGTTCATTAGCCATATCTATATTAATGTACTTATCCATATCATCCTCAGACAAAGTTGCAAATCCCATTTCACCTTCAAACTTAACTGCTAATCTATCTAATTTTTTAAGATACTGTCCTTCGTTAATTTCAGCTGATTCTTGAACAAATACAACTTCACCTGTTTTAGATTCTACATGAATCTTAAGGTTTGGGTACTTGTCTTTTAATACTGACATTGAAGCTGGAACTGCCATTGGAGTCTCTACCAATTCTTGGTGAACAACTTTTTTACCGTCAATCACTACAAGTGTCACTGGATAGCTAGCGTCTTTTGCTGCTTTATGAACTTTACCTTTGTTAACTTTTGCTTCGTTAACAAAATCTTCAAATAGTCTAACCCTTTTCATATTATTTTACTGTATATTTTAACAACTTACCGTCCTGCTCTACTTCAATTTTACCCTTTGCTAACTTATCAATTTGGTTTATAGTTTCATCTGGGTTTTGAGCTGCTAAATAGAAGTTATCTTTAATTTTTTGAGATTGACCTGGCTTAGCATTGAACTGTTTAACTAAATCACCTTTATCATAACCAGTCCCACCTACATTAACAACTCTCCAAGAATTATTATAATAAACACTGTGTTTTAAATCAGCATTTAATAATAGATCTACTAAATATTTGTAGTCTGCTGTTCTTTCATTTAAGAATTGTTCAAATAGTCTAACCCTTTTCATTTTGTTGTTTTGTTATTTTGACCAAGGATGGTTTTTCTTCACCATATTAAATGCATTAATAAGACCTAATACATCTCTGTCTTTTTCAGAATGGTAAATTCTACCTTCGTCTTTAAAGTATTTCCAAAGGGCTTCTTTAGAGCCTTTACGCATACCGTAGTCGACATCTTCTTTGTTATCAGTGATTACTACGTTATCTTTATGAAGCTTCTTAAAACCATCTACAAACTCTCTGTACTCATAGCCTACAAGCTCGTTGTATGTTCTAAAGACACCTTCGCCAATAAACGCTTCAAATAGTTTTACCTTTTTCATAATATGAATATAAGAAAAAAAGCCGACATAAAAAAATTATGTCAGACTTTTTTAATAGTTTTTTATAGTACCTCGATTAACCAAGTAGTTCCATGTCTACCTTTACCGATTTTCCATTTAAGGAACATACCAGGTCTAACACCCATAATCATACCATCACCATTTTCAATAGATTTTAACTCTTCATCAAAGTCAAATCCCATGTAATCAATTTTGTGAAGGCCGTATGACCCTTTTTTGAAAGTATCTATAATTTCTGATTCAGAACCGCCTTCGTAAATAGTTAGCTTAACTTTTTTACCTTCAGCCTTCTTAATAAATTCCTTAGCGTCTTCTAGTTTTCTTTCTTCGTAACCTTCTTCAATCACTTCCTGTGATTCTTTAATAGTTACTGGGTAAGTTTTACCGTCAAATTCAAACTCTTCTTCACCAGCATCTTTAGCCTTCTTAGCTGCGGCTGCAAACGCTCTACCTTCAGAAATTAATGATTCTTGTAGTTGCTTTCTTATGTTAGGGTCCCTCATGATTGAGTTCATAAATTCAATAACGTCGTCAAATTCAAAACCTTCGTCAATGTGTGACTGTACGATTGATAGGAAAGCTGATCTAAAATCACGTAGGTCTCTTGTATCTGTTAGACCTGACATTCTTTTCATAGTTTCTTTGTCTAATGCTTCAGTTACTGAACCTTCAAATTCTTTTTGTTTTTTAAGAATAACCTCTAGTTGCTTTACCATTTTTTTGATATCTGAACCAAATGATTTAACATCTAATGGCGCGTCTATATCTGGGTCAAAAGTATTTTCTAAACTTCTTTTAGCCTGCATTAGTTTGCTTGATGCATGCTTCTTATTACCTGAACCTAACGCTTCTGTAATTTCATCAGCTAGCTCTTCATCTTCCTTATCAACAGACTTTACTGGATAAGTTTTACCGTCAAACTCAAACTCGTCCTTATCGTCAGCAATCGCTTTTAGTCTCGCTGTGTTAAAAGCTGAACCTTCGTTGATTCTTTGTACTTTGATATCTAGTTCGTTAGCTTCACCTAAAAATTTATTTAATGTGTCTCTAAGTGCTGTAGCTGATGAATTCTTTTTAAATCTAGACTCCATGTAAAGTGCAACAGCTTCAATAATAGCATATCCATTATATTTAACACCTCTAGCTATTTCAGTACCTAGTTCATACACCTTCTCCATCATTATCCTCTTGCTAATCTGGATTGGCATACCACCCATTTCCTTAATAAAGATAGTTGGGGCTATGAAGTTTGCAAAGTTAATTGCTCTTGCAGCTTGATTAGCCTCTTGACTAAAGTTAGCGTCAATCATTGCAGCTTTAAGAGCTTCTTTTAATAACCATGCAATTGTTTGGTCGGCTACTGTTTTACCACCTGCAAATGCCGGGTGAGCTGCCATAAATTTATTAATAGCTGCTAAACCTCTAACCGCATCTTTTTGAGAACGTGCATCTAGTGCTTCATTCATAAAATCTACTTTAGTAGACTCTTCGATAAACTCATCAGACTCAGAGTTATCCATACACCAACCGTAATCACAATCAGCCATTACAGTTTGAAGATCTTTTTTCTTACCTGTTAATACAACAACTTGTGTACCGTATGTTGGACCGCCATAAGAAACGATTTCCATTTCTACCTTATTTTTCTTAAGTAGCTTTGCAAGGTCTTTAGATTTTGGGTCTAATGCGTCTAGCTCAACTGTTGCTTCAAAAATAGTAGTATCTTCATTAACCACTGACTCGTTAGCAAATTCTTCTGCGTTTTCCTCGTCTTCAGCATCAACGTCTTCAACTGGTAGTTTTTCACCGTCAACTTCAAACTCTTTTTCACCTTTAGCAATAGCTTCTGCTCTTGCAGCACCAAAGGCGTTACCTTCAGCTGTTAGCTCTGTCATAAATGCATCAAGGTCTTCTTCGTTGATATCTGTGATTGAAGATGCATTGTACTTAGATAGTAGTTCATTAAACGCTGCGGTAGAAGCTTCACGTTTACTTGCAACTTCTTTTAGTCTAGCTTCCTCTCTTAATTGATTCTGCAGTTGAGAGAAAGACTTAAATGATTCGATTTTTTTCATTATATAATGATACTTTATTTTTATAGTATAATATCTTAATGTTATATATCTCCTTCAAAACGGACTTTTTTAACCTTGTAATTAAACTTTTCTTGGCGATATATCTTTTTACGAGCAATACCATGTCTGTACAGATAGTTTTGCCAGTCATCTGTTGTAAGGTCATCTACAAAATCTATGATGTTTACAGAATCTTTTGA